TTTTCTCCACCTTTGTCTAGTGCGTTTGATGTTGAGCCCATCATACATTTACCTATAATCCTACTACCTAATCGTAAACATGTTTTTGTAACTCTCCAGTTGTTTAATATATTATCGGGTCTTTCCCACTTACCACTTTCATCATGTACTAACAGCTGAAGCTTTTCTCCGTCATAACTGTTATCACCTGTATTTTTCCAATCAATAGTAGTATCAAGTCCAACCAAGTCTTCCTGCTGTTCGTTTGCAGTAATCTTTTTACGCGTGAACTTACTTGCAGGAACCCTATAAGCAAGCTCAGACTTAGGTCTATCCATACCGTCTTGAATCGGTTTAAAAAAGAACGGGTAATTAATACTAATTGGAACCACTTTATCTGTAAACATTTTTTTAGCATCTGCACCTGTTTTAGAAAGTATACCAAATCTACTATCACTTGCTAATGTAGCTTGATTAACTGTTTCTGCTGAAGACATGAAAGAAAATCCAGACCTACGATTTTTAAGGTAGCACATCCCGTAACATCTTTTGTCGGCTTTACAAGCTTCCCAGAATATATAGAATAGTCTATTGGCCTCTCTAAAATCAGGTGCACCTACATCTATTTTACTCCATTGTAAGTACATATAGTGTGTACCTGTTATATATGTTGGTGTACCATTGTTATTAAACCAGAAGCCTTCTTCTCTTCTTTTAAACTCTTCGTCTATGTAATCATACCACTGTGCTTTCTTTTCTTCAGGGTATGCTCTCCAGTCAAATATATTTTTAAGTCTTGCTAGTTCTTTTGGATATTCAAATTGTTGCCACTTCTTTACTTCGTTGCTATACACTTGCACTGGTCGCATTGGCAGAGCAATCCGCAAACCTTGCATCTCAATGATTTCACCAATTTTACCAGTTTTTGATATAACGACGATATCGTTTTCTTTATTATATCCATATTCCCATTTATTTTTTTTATTAAGCCTTTTGATTGTATTAATCTTAACTGGCTCAACTACTCTAACTAAGTTTTGTTCGTACATTATTTTGATCTACCTTCTGCAAATCCTTTAAATACTTTTGTTTTATCTTCAGGTTCTTTACCTTCTAATAAGTTTTCTTCTTCTTGGATCCTATTTAATATTTCAAATGCATCGAATATTGCTAGCTTTTTTGTAGCAGCAGCATTCTTTAATCTATCAGCTGATATATCGTCGTCTGAGTCTACAATCGGCTCTTTAGCAACTTTGATTAATTCATCAACTGCCCTCTGCCCAGCCTGGATTATATTCTTCTTCGTCTCCTTGATATTCATATTTAATTGTAATAAATTGTGATAGTAGTCTATATAGTTTTTGACCGTCTATAATAAACTCATATTCTGAGCTTGGCCTAAAACCTATTAAGTCACCTTTTTCTACAGTACCGTCTGTGTATTTAACAATACCTACCAAAGGCTTTTCTTTTTCTGTACTTAACTTGTCTGTTGATTTCACTGGTGCTACAAAGCAATAACCGTCTACCGCCTGCCATTTAGCGTGATAATCAAATACAGACTTTTTCTTGTATAAAAATATTTGATCTGGTTGTACTAGATAATGATCTTCATCAATATAAGCTCTACTGTTTTTCTCTATACCGTGTTGGTTGTGCCATCTTCTAAAAACATTATGATGTACAATTACAGTATCACCAACTTTAATGTCTGTTTCACCTACAGTTGGTATTGCTTTTACTATAGCTTCTCTGTTAACGTATTGATGGTTGAATATCTCAGTATTTACTATCAGCTCTTTACCGTCTATATCTTTAGTATTGTTGTATCTATTTTTTATAGGCGTTACAACAAAGTTGTAAACTGATTTCATTAATACTGTAAGTTGTATTCTACAGATACAGCCATGTTTTTATTAAAATCTTTCCAAGGCAGAACATCTTTACCTTTCCTAATATACACGCTGTACTTGTCGTCTTCTTCTAGTATATCGCAAATAGTATGACCACCATACACTTCTTGCCCAACGGCATAGTGCATGGCGTCATTCTTATAATCTTTACCGATACTAATCTTCCTTATTAGCTTCGACATCTTCTCTTTCGCTTATAGTACCGTCTTGGATATTAACGTTTACTTTACCGTACTCTTCTTCAAGCTCAGCTTGAAACTTTAAAAGATCTTCTCTCATTAAAGTTAAGTCATGAAGTACAGCATGCTTTTGAGTTTCTATTTGACCAACTCTAGTTGTTGCACCATTCATAGCCCCTACAATCTCTTGTAGTTTCTTTAATTGTTCGTCTGTTACTTTTAAATCGTCTGTTTTTTTTGCCATTTTTATTTAATTTAAGTTAATTTAATTTATATAGAGATATTAAGCGCCTCTATGTTCGCTTTTTGCTCTGCAGATAAAGCAGCTACAAAACCTTCTTCTTTCATCTTTAACCAAAGATGTCTTTCGTTTCTAGCTAGTTCATCTTTTTGATCGTCTGTAGGATTAGCTTCACTTCTGTGAGATACAACAATGTTGTATGAATCCATAGCAGCTATTACGTGTTGAGCGTAATCAATTTCTTCTGACATAATTTATTTATTTTAATGTATTAATATAATTACTTGTTTTTCAGTTGTTTTACTTCTTCTGATAACTCTTGTATAGCTTTTACAAGCACAGGGATTAATCTAGCATAACTAGCTTCTAATCTTTCAGGATTATCTGTTAATACTAGCTTAGTATATTCATCATCTACCTTTTGTAATTCTTGCGCTATAAATCCAACATCTTTAGTTCCTTTGTGTACGCTTTCTTCTCTGTTGTTCCACTCAAAAGTTACAGGGCGTAATGAATCAATATAATCTAAACCGTATGTAGAATCTTGTATATTTGTTTTATCTCTTTCATCAGATAAAGCTGATATAGTTTGTACCTGACATCTTATTGCTGATATGTTAGCATCTCCAAAAGTAACTGAGTTTGTGCTATCTACAGCAGCGGCTGCAGCGGCATAACCTATTATAGTGTTGTTAGAACCAGTTGTAAGATTGTCACCTGCATTAGTACCTATTAAAGTGTTAGTGCTACCAGTTGAAACACGTAAACCAGCTTGTCTACCTACAGCTGTGTTGGCGCCATCAGGAGCATCTTGCACCTTAAGCGCTTCACTTCCAATAGCTGTGTTAAAATTACTAACGTCTTCAGCGCCTAAAGCTTCAGCGCCTAAAACTGTGTTAGCAGCTCCTGTTGTTAAAGCGTCTCCTGCGGTGCCACCTATAATAGTATTAAAAGTTCCTGATGTAATATATGCTCCGGCTTGATCACCAATCGCTACGTTGTAAGCGCTACCGGCATAATCTTGACGTCTTAAAGCTTGATCACCAATAGCTATGTTTTTACTACCTGTGTCTTCAGTTGATAAAGCCATTTGGCCTATTGCAATATTGTTTTGTCCTGTTGTAAGCGCTCTTAAAGCTTTATAACCAATACCAACATTATCATCACCTGTTGTAGCATGTTGACCAGCCTCAGCACCAAGATAAGTATTACCTTGCCCATCAGATAAAGTTTTACCTGCAACATATCCTACAGCTGTATTATACCCTTCTTGTCCTGCGTCCAAAACTTGCAGCGCCTGATAACCAACTGCAACGTTTCTACCATGTGCATCTTCAGCTGATAAAGCTTGATAACCTATAGCTACATTTCCACTACCAGTTGTTAAAGCATCACCAGCTAAACCTCCAATTAATGTATTCTGTACACCTGTTGTTATATCATTACCAGCATCATACCCTACGGCAACATTATAAACATCTGTATCAGAAGTGTTGTTTTGGTTTTGTAAAGCAAAATTTCCTATAGCTACACTTCTATCACCTAATGTTTCTGAGCTTAACGCTAAATAACCCATGACAACATTGTTATCACCTGTAGTTAAAGCATCACCAGCCTGTCCCCCAACTATTGTGTTTTGCGTACCTGTTGTTATGTTTTTACCAGCGTCGGTTCCCACAGCAACATTAAAACCATCACCATCATAATTTAAAGCTGTTAAAGCTTGATAACCTATGGCTACATTTTTACTACCAGTATCTTCATTTCTTAAAGTGTTTAATCCTATAGCTACGTTATGACTACCTGTAGTTAAACTTTCACCAACTTGTCCACCAACTAAAGTATTATAAACACCTGTTGACACAACTATACCAGCATTATAACCTACAGCTACGTTATAAGTGTCACTGCTGGCGTTTTGAGCGTTTAAAGCAGCGTAACCTACAGCTACTGCTTTACCTGTGGTGTCTTCACTACCTAAAGCGCCTCTACCAATTGCTACATTTTGAGCACCTGTTGTTAAAGCATCACCGGCTTGACTACCAACAATAGTGTTTTCAATACCTGATGTCATAGCTTTACCAGCGTCATAACCTACAGCAACATTTTCCCCATCGACACCCGCGTTTAGTAATCTTAAAGCTTCGTGTCCTATGGCAACGTTTTTACCATGTGCGTCTTCAGTTGTTAAAGCATTATATCCAATAGCTACGTTTCTTTGGCCCGTAGTTAAAGCATCACCAGCAAGTCCACCAATTAAAGTGTTTTTAACTCCTGTTGTCAATTGTCCACCAACAGAATGTCCTATGGCAATATTATAAGCGTCTGTGCCAGCGTTTAGATTACCTAAAGCAAAATATCCTATAGCAACATTACGACCATTTCCATCTTCACTACCAAGGGCGTCGTAACCAATAGCAACATTATGACTACCACTTGTTAAAGCGTCACCAGCAAATTTACCTATTAAAGCATTAGCTTCACCGCTTGTTAAAGCATTCCCGGCGTGAGCACCAACAGCAATATTCCAATTACCTGTTGTAACACCACTACCTATGGCGCTTTGCCCAATAGCCGTGTTGTCAGTACCAGTGCTCATATTTTCTGCGGCGTTAGCACCCACAGCAACATTATTACCATGACCATCTGTATCTGCTTCAAAACTTTTCAAAGCTCTAAAACCTATAGCAGTGTTTTTATCACCGTCTATATTTGTTTTTAAAGCTTCACCACCTAATATTGTATTATAAAGACCTGTTGTCATTAGTTTACCAGCGTCATAACCAACTGCTACGTTGTAAGCATTTGCTCCAGCGTCTAAAGTCATTAAAGCAGCATTACCAACAGCTGTGTTTGCGCCATGAGCGTCTTCGGTACTCAAAGCATAAGCTCCTATAGCAACGTTTTCTGCTCCGGTAGTTAAAGCATCACCTGCATGAGCACCTAATATTGTATTTTGAATACCTGTTGTTATTAAATTACCAGCGGCATAACCTACAGCTACGTTGTACGCGTCAGCCCCTACGTTTTGATTTATTAATGTGTAAGTACCTATAGCAACATTTTTACCGTGACCATCTTCCGTGCTTAATGCACCATACCCTATAGCTACATTATCAGCTCCACCAACTAAATTATCTCCAGCGGCATGACCTATCGCAACGTTTCTAGATCCAGTAGTTAAAATACCAAGAGCATTTACACCTATAGCAGCGTTAGAGTCTCCAGTTGTAATAGCGTCCATAGCACCGAAACCATAAGCAGTATTAGCACTAGCTGAGTTTTCAGTTGCAGATACATCGTGTGTGTACATAGAATTAGCATTACTGTAAAAAGGTACGCCGTTTATTGTGCCGCTAAAAGTTGCGTTACCATCTTTGTCTATTCTTCCGATTTCAGCTCCTCTGTTTTGAAATATTATATTTCTATAAAGATCACCACTATTAGAATCGCTATCAGCATTTAATATTACGTTAACTATTGAATTTATACTGTGATTTGTTGTGTCAGTTAAACTTACATTACCTGTTACACTTACACCAGTAGATGTTGTTGATAGTTTAGGGCTTGCAGATCCATCGTGATATAAATCAACTGAACCGTTAGCATTACAAATAATTGCGTTTTCATTTTCATTAGCTTGTAATCGAATGCTTGAACCTCTAACTCTTAATTCTCCTGTACCAGTGTCATCTATATAACTATTAGTACCATCGTGGTATATTTTTAAATCACTACCCGCACCAAACTTCAACTCTGCGTTGTCAGGCATAACAATATGCGATGTTGTAGTTATAGTATCTATATAAGCCGATGCCCAATATTTACTTGCTGTTCCTAAACCTCCTTCACTGTCCGCTCTTGGGACTATATTTGGTGTTGCCATATTTTGTTTGTTTTATTTATTATCCAGCGGATATTTTAAGTGTTCCTGAATCGTTCCATAATTGCCCTGCAGTAGTTGGGTCTGATGTTGGTAGGTTTGGCATTAATACTTTTATTGTTTTAATCGCAGTAGATACATCACTACCATCTAGTAAAATATAATCCATTACACCGCCAGAACCATTATCTGATTGTAATATAAGATCTTTATCATCAGTGCTTTGTCTTATGTACAAATCTCCAGTGCCGGTTGTTTCAATAATAGAATCTGTACCGGTGTGATATAGTCGTAAATCACGACTGTTACCTAGAGTAATTTGAGAATTGTCTGGCCAATTAGTAAATAAACCCGTGGTTGCGCTACCGTCATGTGTAGCTAAACTACCGTCAAGGAAAAAGTATGTAGCATGACTACCCGAACCATCATCGCACATAAAAATTAAATCTTTGTCATCTGCTTTTTGTCTTATGTAGTAATCACCACCTAAGTTATCTAAATAACTATTTGTTCCATCGTGGTAAATCCTTATGTCATTACCAGTACCTAAACTTATTATAGATTTATCAGGCCATTTAGTAAAGCGGGTTGTATTTGCACTACCGTCATGTGTGGCTATACTACCATCTAATCTAAAGTATTCAACATATCCACCAGCGCCGTCATCGCATTGGAATGAAATATCTTTATCGTCTGCATGATTTTTTATGTATAAGTCACCAGTGTAATTTTCTATTAAGCTATTAGTTCCGTTGTGATTTATTGCTAAATCAGCGTCTGTACCAAAAACAAGAATTGAAGAATCTGGAAATCTAGTATGTGGTGTGCTTAAAGCACCGTCTAAATAAAAATAAGTTGTTGTTCCACCAGAACCGTCATCGTTTTTAAATATTATACTGCCATTATCTGTGTTATTAACTATTGTTAAATTACCTACATGGTTTTGAATCTCTGAATTATTACCATCAGCGTGAAACCTCATACCACCACCATCTGTACCTATCCATAAAAGAGAATTATCTGGAAATACTGTGACAGGAAGACCACCACTATTAGCGCTACCATCTAATTTAAAGTATTCTGCTACTCCACCTGATCCATTATCTGACTGGAAGATAATATCTTTGTCGTTGGCGCTGTTTCTAAAAGTTAAATCACCTGTTTGATTTTCAAACCAAGTATTAGCACCATCATGGTACATGTATATATCATGACTTGTACCTAAAGTAATTCTAGATTTATCTGGCCAGTTTGTATATAATGCTGTAGTTGCAGAGCCGTCGTGAGTAGCTGAAGAACCGTCGAGGTAGAAGTATGTGGTAAAACCACCAGCACCATCATCACACTGAAAAACTATATCTGCATCATCTGTAAGATTTGTTATTTGTAGATTACCAGTGTAGTTGTATATTCTACTATTTGTTCCATCGTGTCCTATTAGTAGATCATTGTTGCCAAACGTAGCGTAAACGCTATCATTAAACTTCATGTCTTTAGAAACGTAGGTTTTGACATCACCACCATCAAACCTTAAATACTCTGTTACACCGCCACTACCGTCATCGGACATAAATATTATATCACCATCGTCAACTTGTTGTATTAGTTTAAAGTTTCCAGTGTAATTTTCTATATATCCAGTAGAACCACTATGATACATAATCATATCAGTGTCAGTACCAAATTCAGCTGATTTGCTATCAAGAAATAGTGCTGGTTTATCAAACTGTACTTTAGCTACACTACCATCTAAAGTTAAGTAAGGAACATAACTACCACTACCATCGTCAGACTGAAATATGATGTCTTTATCATCAGCTATTTGATTTATGTATAAGTGACCTTTTACGTTTTGTATATAACCTGCAGTATCAGTATGTTTTATGCTTAAATCACTAGCATTTCCAAATCCTAAAATGTCATTATCAGCTAAAGTCAAATGGTTATTACTATGCGTTAAAACAACATTGCCATTATTAAAATTAATAACAGCAGCATCACCTAAATGTAAGTCTTTCCATCTTAAAGCGCTAGTACCTAAAGATAAGCCTCTATTTGCATGAGGAGATAAAGAAGAATCGTTCAACACCATTTCATCAGTGGCATTAACTCTAAAAGTTACTTCGTTGTCTATACTAAAATCAAAAAGATTATCTGCATCTCTACCCATTTTACCAGCGCCT